GCACAAAGGTGGAACCCATCACGGCATCCAGCCTGCAGGCCACCAGCACGATCAGCAGTGTTTCGCCCTTGCGGCACAGGCCCTTCCAGCCTGCGCGGCTTTCCAGCGTGCCGCTTTTGGTCTTGGGGCTTGCATGGAACACTCCTGCCACGATCAGCCCGGTGATGTAGTCGATGGCCATAAAGATGATGAGCGTCTGCAGCGCTGCGTCCCACCCGCCAAACAGGCTGGCAAACGCAGCGCCCAGCGCACCCACCGCCATGCAGAAATAATCTTTCAAAACGTCACCCTCCCCTCACAGTGTCCACCGGCTTTTGTTCGGGCGGGTGTCTACATGCACCCAGCCCTTGGCCCGGCCTGCCTTGACCGGGTAGCGGCCCACGCCGCCCCAGCCGGGCATCAGGCTTTCAGCGTAGGCGGCAACGGCCAGCGGGTCGGTGTCCTGCACCTGAATGTCTGCAGCGCGGCCCAGCAGGTGCTGGCTGGATTTTGAGCCGCCCACCTTGGTGTTGTGGCTGGCCGTGCGGTAGCCGCTGGTGATGGTCACCGGCTTGCCAAAGTGCTCCCGGATGCACTGCAGCAGCACCACAAGGCCCTCGTCAATGAGGATGGTGTCGGTGCCGTCGCGGCAGCGGAACTCACGCACACGGAATGCGGGAGAGAGCTGCTTTGCACCATCATTCTTCAAACTGTACTGCTTGATCGCCATATGTATCACGTCCTTTCATAGGATCAAGCCACGGGCTTATTTTTCCAATTCTGCCTTGATGGCTTCCAGATCGTCCGTGGTCAGGGACGGGTAGTCGGCGGCGATGTCTTCAAAGACTTCACCGGCGGCAATGCGGATTTTGAAAGCGCGGGTCATAATGCGAAGTTTGAGTGCGTTCAGGGTTTTCATAAAAATCAGCCTCCAATCAAATCAGCCATCATCAAAATAATATCGTCGTTTGCGGTTTCCAGCGCGTCCACGCGCTCCGGCAGCTTGTCCTTTGCTTCCTGTTTCTGGCGCTCTTTTTCCTGCGCAGCCAGCTCTTCGGCAGTGTAGCGGACGTACTTCTGGATGGGCACCTGTTCCACCCATTCCTCCTGTGCCTGAATGCCGGGACGGTCAACGATCTTCTGCACATCCCTGCCACCGTTCGGATACTCGGTCACGGTCTCCCAGTGCCACTGCTCCTCCACGCCCTCTACGGCGGGGTGAGTGATCTCTTCGGTGTCGTCGGTCAGGTAGCCCAGCGTCAGGTCGGGGTTTTCCACGACCGCGCCGGTCTCGTCAAGGATCTTCATTGTGTCACCTCCATGGGGGTCACATATTTGCCGATTCGCGAGTAAGATACTTTTCCGTCAGGACTTTCAGCCGACAGCATCCACTGTCCGCCGGTCTTTCCGGAGTCACGGCGGTCTACTTTTACGCACCCATTTTCGTCCAGCTGCATCGGGGGCACAAAGCTACCGTCGCTGCGCCGCAGGTGGAGTCTGATTTTGCAAGTTTTCCACTCTTCCGGGATGGCGAAGTGCAGACTGGTCGGGTGACCCTCACTGCCAAACTGCAATGTTGCCACAGTGTCAAATGTCACAGGGATCATCGTTCAAAACCTCCTTTCTCAGGCCACGCGCCGCCAGATGTGCACATAGTAGGCGGCAGGCTGCACGGTGGCGCTGCGGCCGTAGATGGCATTAGACTTGGACGCATCCAGACTGAACTTATATACATCAGAAAAGTTACTGTATTCGCCCGTAGTTGCGATCGCGCTGCCGGTAGTGAATGCGCCGGATACCTCACGTTTACCCTTTTTTACATCCGCGACAAAAGAGCCCGTGATATTGGGCAGACCGGCTTCAGCGGTTGTACCCGCTGCGTGGCTGCTGCTGGCACCCATCAGCACGCGCTCCGATGCGATCTGCTCCCATGTGCCGCCAAACAGGGCGGCAGGGCTGGTGGGGTCGGTGCTCTGGTAGATGCTGCCCACCTGGTATAGGTTGTCCAGCCGTTTTTTGTCTGCGGCGCTCATCAGGCCTGCCGCGCTCTGGGTGGCTGCGCTGTAGGTGTGGTCAGTAAAAACGGCGTTGGCCGGTACATCCGTGCCCAGCGAGTGAGTGCAGGCCACCGGCTTGCCGCCGCTGATGTATACCGGTTTCGTCGCGCTGCCCGCTGTTGCGGTATCCAGCTTGACGGCGCTGTTGGCCGACCCGCCAGCGCTGCCGGAACCGGCATAATTGTGGGTGTGGCTCTTGGCCGCAAACACGGAGTCTGCCTTGCTCTTGATGTAGGTCCACAGCGCACTCATGGGCCGACGGTGGTAGGTGGTCGTTGTGCTTCCGCCGCCGGCATATTGGGATACATAGTAATCTGCATCCTGCGGGGCGGCGCTGCCCGTGCTCAGCGTGTTGATGAGTGCGCTCAGATCGTGGGTGTGGGTCTTATCGGCCTTTTCGGCCAGCGCCGCGCCCGTCGCTTTGGCATCGGCGGGGGCACCGTCAATGGACAGCGTCTTATCGGTGCTTACGATGGCGGCGGCACGCTTGGCTGCATCTTCTGCTTTTTTCTGTGCAGACTCTGCTCCGGTCTGGTGTTCCTGCGCAGTATTTGCAAACGCTTTCGCATTTTTTTCGCTCTCCGCCGCTTTTGACGCGCTGCCTGCGGCAGCAGCAGCTTTCCGAACAGCCGTGCCGGCAGCATCTTGGGCAGTAGACACGGATCCCGATATCTCATTGAGTGCTTCACCCTGCTTTTTGCTTAGCTCTTGCAGGGATTCTGCTTTCTTGTTACCAATCGCGGAAAGAGCACCACTTTTTTCAGTGTTGATCTCGTCCGTCGCTTCGGATTTCGCAGTATTGATTGCAGACACAGCCGTCTCTTTGGCTGCTTCGGTGTCCTGACTTGCCTTCTCCGCTTTCGCTGCGCTGGCAGCCGCTTCATCAGATTTTTGGGTAGCCGTGGTGGCAAACTGCTCCACGTACTCCATGCCCTGCGCGATGTCCTCGCGCACCTCGATGCCGAGGATGGCCGTGCGAATGCCGTCGATAACCTCCTTGAAGGTTTTTGTCAAAGGTTCTTCACCTCCGTGCGTACATCATAAATGGTGTCTTTTTCAAAGTTAAAGGTGTCCCACAGCCATGCGCTGCCCATGTATGCGGTGAGGTTGTAGTTGTAGGGGCTGCACACTGCGGTCAGGGTGACAAGGGCACTGTGCTCCTTGCGCTGCATGGAAACGGTGCAGAACCCGCGCCAGAAGTACGCATCTTTTTTGAAGTGGAAACACGCCCACTGCCCCTGCAGCAGGGCTTCCAGCTCTTTTTGCAAAACGTCCAACTGGTCTTTGGGCCGCAGGCAGGTGGCCTGCACCGTGATCTGGCGCTTTGAGTAGTGCAGCTTGCCATCCAGCGACCGGCTCAGATCCAGAGGGCGACCCGCGCCGGGCACATTCACCAGCATGGAGAGTGTTTCCGCCTTACCCACCTGCGGGTAGCCCTTATTGATCAGCAGGCCAAAGCGTTCCAGCAGGGAGACGGTGCCGCCGCCCTGCAAAATGAGCACGTCGTTGAAGCGGCTGCTTTCGCGGGCGATCTGCTCGATTGCCTTATAATCAGCCAAAGCATTCACCTCCTCACGGCGCGCATACCACGCTGATGCTTACCTCCGCCGTGATATCGCCGGGAGTGAGCTCCACCGAGAACTGCCCTTCCCGGCGCTGATCAGGTGTGCGGGAAAAGTAAAATTCCAGCCACCGGCCCTGCAAGGCGTTTTCCAGACCGCTGCGGATGGTCTCCCACTGCTCTTTTGGTCGCAGGCAGACGAAGCTCAGCGAAACGGTGCGCTGTTTGAAATGCACCTTGCTGTCCACCGCCTGCGTAAAATCCAGAACCATATCGTAGCCGGGCGGGTACTCCTGCAGGCTTTCCACGGTGGGGGCATTGATCTGTCTGCCCTCTTTTTTGAGCCACAGGCCGAAGGTGGAGCGCAGAGAGATAAAGTTTTCACCTTGCTGCACCAGCACGTCATTCAGGCGCGGGTTTTGGGCCGCTGCGGCTTCCAGTGCGGCATAGTTTTTCAAGAGTAGCTCACCTCGCTCCCATCGTCTGCGGTCTGCACCGGTGCAGGTTCTTCTACAGCTGCGGGGCTGTAGGTGAGGGTCTGGCCGTCCCACACATAGTCCGCACCACCGTTGGCAGTCTCCGGAAATTCATTAAAAAGCACTTCGTTGAACGGCAGCGGGTCTGGAATCACGCTTTCATGCGCCCACCCGCCCTCATAAAGCCTGCCGTCCGAACAAATTTTACACTTGAACTTGTAACCGTCTTTTTTCATAAGCCCTCACATAAAGCCGTATAGCTCTATCGGAATACACACAGAATCATTGCCAACCCATCCGTCTTTTACCGGCGACTCCAGATCGATAAAGGTCGCAACCGCACCCACACCGGTGGTGTAGAAAGAGGTGCGTTCCTTCCCGGATCCAAATATAATGCCTGAGGTATTCACCGTGACATCTCTGCGGTGAACTGTGTTCCATGGGTACACCATCGAGTAAGTCTTGCCATTGACCGGAAGCACTACTGACACAGGGCCTGCACCGCCTCCGCTCGCAAACCATGTCGAACCTTTTTTGCTTTCAAAGGTGATGAGCACCGCGGAATAGCTGCTCAGGTCAAGCGTAAGAGTGGTCGCCGATATAGAAATCAGATTTTTTCCCCACGAATAAATAGGCTCTTTGTTTTTGATCCCGTGGAAAGTGATTGCGCCGCTGCTGATGGAGCAGCTTCCCGCTCCGTCTGTGATGGAGATGCTCTTTGCCGTGATGTTGACCATGCTGCTGCCCGAAAGCACCTTCACTCCGCTGTTGGTGATCTGCACCTTTTTGTCCGGTAGGCTCTCATGCCCCACGATCAGTCCCGAGGACGCATCAAACGAGAGGAAGTTTGTAGCCGTCTTGGCGGCATCGGCCACGGCAGCGTCGTTGGACTTTTTATAAGCGTTCAGATTTTTCAGCAGGGCTTCGGTAGAATTGGCACTGGTAGCGGCCTGCTCTTCCAGAAGGTTCGTGCGGCCCATGTTTGCGGCCTGTCGGTCGGTGAGGGTGCGGCGGGTCATGCCGAAGGAATACTCTTTTTTGTCCGGATGGTCGAACGGCTCCACGAGCTTTGTGCACAGCATGATTGCATCCACACTGTGCGGGGCACTGATGATATGGGCATAGCTGGCAAACGTGAGCCGGTCGAGGATGCTGCCATCTTCGGTCTGTCCGTACCCGGCATCCACCAGGTCTACAGCTTTTACGGTATAGCTGGTGACCATCGCATAATTCTGCTGCAGGTCCTGCACGCCAGCGGCAAAGGTGTCGTTGTCGCTGTCCGTATCCTGCTCCCGGATCTTGGAGACGATGCCGAACTTTGCGGCAGCGGCATCGTTCTGGATCCAGCCCTCTTCGAGGTTGTAGCTCCACCCGGCCGGCAGATACTTTGCCACGGTAGCCGCGTCGGTGTCCATGATGCCGTAGCGTTCCTCGTGGTCTTCGTCCGAGTCGTGGGAGTGGTCTTTCCACCACATGAGCTTGTAGTACCACTTCGTTTTTTTCACGGTGTGCTTGTTGCCCACCGGGTAGATACGGGTGAAAAGGTCGTTTGTGTCGGTTTTTTCGGTCAGATCCAGAAGGTTTACACCATACTCGATGTTCTGGTTCACCTGCCGCTTCACTTCCACCGCCTGATCGCAGTAGTTGAGCACGTTGTTGCCTGTGGCGGCATTGAAGGTGCAGTAGGCGTAACCGCCAAAGACCTTCAGCACCAGCTTGTCGATGATATCCCAAATGCTGCCGTAGTCCTCGCCCACGCCGTATTTGTCCGCGTCGCCAAAGTGCACCTGCAGGTCACCCAGCGCGGCAGTGATGGTGCCCAGCTCAAAACGCTTCATTTGGTCTTGCACCTGCTCGTTGTGGGCATTCACAATGTGCTGCAGGAACTGCTTTAACGTGCCCTCGTAGTTGAAGGGTGTCACACAGGAATCGTTGAAGAAGCTCAGCGCGCCCTCGCAATAGATCACGCGGCGGTTGTACCAGTCCGCTTCGTGGTTCAGGATGCGCCCGCGCCAGATTTCCTTGCCGTCCTGCTTCACCACTACGACGGTGGACATTTTCTGCAGCATGCTATACTGTGGGTGGTCCCGGGGCATGGTAAAAACAAGGTTGCCGCCCTTGCTCACCTCGCGGGTAAGCTTGGGCGACAGCACCAGTGCCTGCGTGTTGCCGGGGCGGTAGATCAAAAGCTCAGCGTCCGGGTTACCGAACGGGTAGCCGTAAATCTCATACATCTACATCAATTGCCCCTTTCGGATAAAATCTGCATCTGGCCCAGTTCCGCGTTCATGCCGGGGGCCATCTTGCCCACCAGCGTGCCGTCATCCAGCACAATCTGCTTGTTCGCCACGTCGGGCAGATACTGCTGTACAACATCGGTAAGGCGGGCCATCTGTTCCTGCATTTTGGCCTGGTAGCCCAGCACAGCGCTGTTGTTCGGGTTGAAGGTGTAAGGGTCTGTGCGGTAGTCGTAGCCTGCAAAGGCCCGCTCGTTGCCGTACCAGTAGGCATCCTGCAGGTCTTTGTAGGACATGGCGGAGGAAACGGTATCTTTCTCCTTGTTTTTGGTCACAAGCTTGTAGATGCCGTAGCCCACCGCGCCCACGCCCAGCACCGCCAGCAGGATCATGCCGATCTCTGGTACGGAAATGCCCAGCGCCGCAAGGCCGCTTCCGGCTGCTCCCGTTGCGGCTGTGCCGGCGGCTCCCGTGGCGGCCGCGGTGCCGCCGATGCCGAGGAGTTTGCCGATACCGGACAGAGCACTGGAACCCGCCAGCGCCTTGCTAAGCCCGCCAGAGATGCTGTTGGCCAGATGAATGCCCAGCTGCCAGGCGGTTTGAGCCAGAGTGCTGCTGCCATCCAGCAAGATCTTATTGATCTGCTGGATGATGGCAAGGCCCGCACTTTCGATCTGCTGCTTGGCAGAAGGAGCCAGACCGGCATACAGGGCAGAAAGTGCCCACTCGCCCACCGAAAGCCAGTCCTGCTTTTTTACGGCAGAAACCAGCGTATCAAAGGTACCCAGGATGCCTTTGTCCGCCTCGGTCTGAAATTCCTTCCACAGGCCCGAAAGACTGGACGCGGAAGCTTCCTTGATGGTCTCCGTGGTGGTCCTTATCCCATCTGCGGCGATGTTCGTGACCCTTTCCCTGGTCACCAGAAGCCCGTTCACAATATCAGTGCACGTCTCGGTGATGACCTGTTTCTGCTGGGTCGTTTCATCGGTCAGGGTCTCAGTGATGGTTTGGGTGGTGGTCTTGATGCCGTTCTGCACGGTGTCAAAGGTGGATGTAACCGTATCCCGGACAGTAGCCGCGATCTCTTCATAGGTTTTCTGTGTCTGGGCGGTAGTTTTGCCCTGCTCAGTGACGTACCTGGTGACTTTCTTATAATTCTTCACCACGCCGTTCACCAGCTCCTTGCCAGACTCGGTCACCGTGCGGGTCACACGATCGTACTCTTCGCTGCCTTTGCGCAAGTGCTCGGTCAGCTCGGTGGTTTGAGTGGTCACCTTGCCCAGAGCGTTGGTGCTCTCGCTGTGCCCGGCATCCTGCAGAGACCACAGCAGGGTCTCACTGACCGTCTTGGCGGCGCTTTTGGCCTTCTCGGCCGCAGTGGCTGCAGCGTTGCCAGACTTGGTATAGGCAGGAATGGCGATATCTGCCACAGCCTGAGCGCTGTTGGCAAGATCATCGTTGGCATCTGCCCAGGTGGCGGCCCAGTCGATCTTGCTGCTGCCCTTGGCGTTTTCTGCAATGGAAGCGCCTGCTGTGCCTAAAATAGAGCCGATGCCAACGGCACCTCCCTTGCCGGTCAGGCCATTGGTAAAGCTTTTGATCAGGTTTTTGCCCCACTGTACAGCCTGCGCGGGCAGGTTTTTGATCCAGTTCAGTGCACTGGAAAAGCCGCCCTTGAAGGCCTCCAGCAGGCTGCTGCCCATGCTCTTGATGCCATTGCCGATGCCTTTCAGGATGTTAGCACCAAGACTTACCCAGTTGATGGCCGAAATCACGGACAGGATCGCCTGAAAGATCTTCTTCCAGTTGGCCAGTAGAGACGGAAATGCCTGTATGATGCCAGCCGCCAGCTGCACGACGATGGAAATGCCCTCAGCCAGGATCTTCGGCATGTTATCGTTGATGATGCCTGCCAGATTGATGATGATATCCGGTGCATAGGCAATCAGCTGTGGCAGGCCCGCGATCAGGCCGTTCAGCAGTTGGGTGATAAGATTCAGACCAGCGTCCACAAAGCTGCCTGCGTTGGCGCGCAGCTGCTCGGTGAACACCAGCAGCTGGGGCAGGGCATTGGAGAAAAACTCTGGGATGCCCTCAGCAAAACCACTGGCCAGCGAGTTGACCAGCTCTGTGCCGCTCTGCAGAAGCTGCGGCACCAGTGAATAGACCACCTCCGGGATGCTAGCCAGTACGTTGCCCACCATTGGCAGCAGGTTGTCCACCAGATAGGTCTTGGACGTCTCCACCAGCGCAGCCAGCGGAGCGGAGAGGTCTGCGCCTGTGGATAGGCTGGACAGCACGTTCTGGAACGCCGCACTCATGGCCGAAAAACTGCCGGTGAGGGTGGTGGTGGCTTCCTTCGCCGTAGTACCGGTGATATCCATTTCCTGCTGGATAACATGAATGGCGCTGTACATGTCGGCCAGGTTTCCCAGGTCGTAATGCACGCCGCTGATCTTTTCAGCGTCCTGCAGCAGGCGCTGCATTTCGGCCTGCGTGCCGCCGTAGCCCAGCTTGAGGTTGTCCAGCATGGTGTAGTTCTGCTTGGCAAAGCCCTGGTAGGCGTTCTGGATATCCTGCATATCTGTGCCCATCTTGTTGGCATTGTCGGCCATATCCACCATAGCCATGTTGGCCAGCTCGGCTGCAGCGTTGGTGTCGTGGCTCACGCTGGCCAGCAGGCTGGCCGCAAAACTGGTGGTCTGCTCCATGTAAGCGTTGGCGGAAAGACCAACGGTTTTATAGGCCTGTGCGGCGTAAGATTTCACCTTGTCGGCACTGTCCTTGAACAGTGTTTCCACGCCGCCCAGGCTCTGCTGTAAAGCACCGCCAGAGGCAATGCTTTCGGCCAGAATTTTGCCGATGCCAGCGGCGCTGATCACCTTGGCAACAGCGCCTACAAGTTTTTTGCCCAGCAGCTGGCCTGCGGCATCACCGGCTTTGGAGCTTTCGCCGCCCAGCGCTTCGGTGATCTTGCCCTGGATGCCCTCGGCTGAGGGAACGATCTGCACATAGGCTTTTGCAAGCTCAATGCCATTTCCCATGCATTTCACCTTCTTTCTGCAGCACGAAGTGCCGCCTCAAATTCTTCCGGACTGTCAAAGCTCTGCACGAAGCTTTCCTCTTCGGGTGCTTCACTGCCCAGCAGGGCCTGGACGATGGACTTCGGCGGTTCCTCGGTGCTGCCCATGTACCGCTCCATCAGCCAGCGGATCGCGTGCAGGCTGTCTGCAATGGATGCCTGCAGCATCTGCTGCAACGTGTATGGTTCGCCGTGCAGCAGCCGCAGGCTGCGGCTTTCCGGTGGAAGCCCGGCAGCCAGAGTGGCCGCCAGCCGCACGGGCAGGCCGCGCCAGTTCAGCACGTTGTAGTACTGGGCAAAATCGCAGATCAGAGCATCCTCATCCGCTGCGATCAGTTCGGCGAGGATGAGGAGTTTTTTCCGGGCTGGATAGAAATCATCAGTTCGATGATCTCACGCTCCACTGCAGTAGAGGGCACACGGCCTTCCGGGGTGCGCAGGTGGTCATACAGCTTCTTTTTACCCTCTTTACCCAGCAGCAGGGGGACCAGCCGGGAAATGGCAAGGGGGTTGCCCTCGTTCATTTCGTCCAGGGTGTCAACCAGTTCCATGTTGTCCAGGCTGGATTCCTCCAGTTCGATCTCAAAGCCAGATTTGGTTTTTGCAGTGATCATGCCTGTACCTCCTTAGCGTTCTCAGTGGCGCTCTGGGCAGTTTCCTGCGGGCTGGCCGCAGCGCCCAAAATGTACTCGTAGTGGGTAAAGCCCGTAGTGTCCGCAATGGCGGTGAGGGTTGTCTGGTAACCCACGGCGCTGCTGCCAGAATAGACGATGTCGCCAACCGCGGTCACCGTAGCGCAGGGCAGTACGATGCGCTTTTTAGCGCCGCCCTTGAGCACCATATCCACCACATAGCAGCTGAAAGGCAGCTCGCTGGAACCGGCTTTGATGGTAATGCCGGTCTCCAGCGTGCCGGTCACGTTTTCATCACCGTAAACGGTCTTCAGCACTTCCGGATTCATGGCCTCGATCAGCGTGTACTGGAAGGTGTCGGGACGCTCGGTCATCAGGTTCAGCACCGTGTCACCGCCCCAGGCCGAAGTATTCTCGTTGGAAGGAGAGTTCGCGTTGGTCAGGCCGTCACTGGAAATGTAGCCCAGGGATTTGAAGGCTGCGTCAAGTTCGGTCTTGGCATCCGTGGGCAGAGCAGTGCCCAGCGGGGCGCGCCAGACGGCACCACCGACTTTGGGTTTTGCGGCGGTCACATTTTTTGCATCCATAAAATGCTCCTTTCTCATGTGTCGTAATAGGTAATGTCAAAAACAGCCTGATACCGGGGCAGTTTGCGGGTGGTATCAGGAAAGTTGTGTTCGGTGTTCAGCTCACATGCGGAAATTTCTGGCAGGGCATCGGCAGCCAGCATGGCCTGTACCACAAAATGGCTGAGCTGTGCTGCTGCATAGGTGCTGCTGCCGTAGGACTGCACCGCCAGCGTGGCCGTGTAAATGCCTTCGTCCGAGCTGTCACCGGTCTTTTCGAGGATACAAAAATTGCCGGAGGGCTTCTCCGGCATGGACATGTAGCAGGAAAAGGCATTTTCCCGCAGGTAGTTCAAGATAACTTCTTCGATCATTTCTTTCTCTGGTAGCTCCTCACTGTGATGACACGCCCATCTTTCAAGCGGCGCTTGTGCTCATGCACTGTTGCGCCGCTGCGGCTGCCGGAGACGGCTTTCAACAGGGTGTTGTTGGCAGAGTTATCGTCATAGGCTTTCTGGGAGATGGTCTCCACAACAGCCACGGCGCGGGTAGGGGCCACGTAGGATTCGTAACCATCGCCGCAGCGGTCCTTCACAGTGTCGGCGCGGTCCTTGAGCACCGCCTGCATCTCAGGGGAACGCAGCAGCGCCCGGATGCCGGGGCTGTTCAGCTCGATGCGGACCTTACCCATAGCGTTCCACCTTCACCTTTTTGTTCCAGTCCAGCGGCACAAGCTCTTCGATGTACTGCTGCACACCGCCATAGGTGTGCCATTTCTGGCCGAAGAACTCCACCGTAACGTCGTCCCAACTGTGCGCGTCCCCCTTCGGGATGCACAACTCGTAGGCCAGATGGTGACCGTTCAGCTGCACTTCGTCCGCTATGGCAGCAGCATCTGCCGGTGTTACCAGCACATTTTCCACCGTGACCGGCATTTCGGTGTAAACCGGATCGTGAAAAGCGTCTTCATCGGTCTGGGTCTTTTCGTAAAGCGTGACGGGGATGCCCTTAATCCACGGCATAAGGCTCGATCACTCCCATCCGCTGGCGGCGCAGGCCCAGCCGAGCCAGTTCCGATTTTTTGATGAACAGACCGCCGCCGGGCACCAGAAAGGAACCCGAAGCGGAGTAGCCGCCTGCAGCTTGGGTGAACTGGGTCAGGGGCTCCTGGTTCGTGCTGGTCATAAGGGTGCGGGCCACCACATCCACTGTGACGCTCTTGGCCACCATGGCAAGATCCGGGTCAGCCGCCACCAGCGCGGGCAGGTCTTTGCCCACCTTTTGGGCTTCCATGTTCAGACTGGCCGAGACCACCTCCAGCAAGGAGGAAGCCCTGACCTGCTCGGCAGAGGTCATGGGCCGCCACAGCGTGGTCATATCCTCAAGTGCTGCGTAGGTCATTTTCCGGCCACCGTTTTCTTTTTGGGCACGGCAGCGGGCTTTTCGGTTTTAACGGGTTCGGGCCTCTTGGCCGGTTCCCAGTCCCCGCCGGAAACGGCGCATTCCGTCTCGATCACTGCGCCGGTGCGTTTGTTGCGGTACAACATGGAAATGCCCTCCTTACTCTGCGGCCTTGATGTGGGCAAAGGCGGTGGGGTCCAGGATGCCCCAGCCGATGTATGCTTCGCCGCGCAGGTACACCTGATTGTGGCCCTTCAGATCGCCCAGCTCGGTGTCGTTGTCCGGGTTGCCATACTGGATCACTTCAATGGGGATCTCCTTTGCATAGCCCCACTTGAAGCAGTTCTCAAAGTCACCCACCAGAGCGCGGTCCAGACTGGAACCAGCGGACAGGTTGGAAGTGGATTCGACATGCAGGCCGTTCACCTCGCCGGGCTTTGCACCCCACGCCAGCTGCGGATACAGCTTTGCGCCGTCGGTGGTAGTCTGTGCAGCCAGTGCGCTCTTGAAACTGGGAGACAGCACCATGCCGGTCACGTCGCGCTCTGCGCCCTGCACCAGAGCAATGGCGGCTTCCACGTTGGCATCGGGCTTATCGCCGGTGGCAATGGTCACAGCCTGCGTGACCTTGCTGTCAAAGTGGTTGGTGCCGATCACGCCGGACGCCGTGCCGGTGCGCGGGTTGATGCCGTGGAAGGCCATCAGGTCCAGACCCTTGGCCACCTTCTTTGCAAAGCCGTCCGCAAAGGCACTGAGCACGTCCATCTGGGCATCCTCGGATGCATACAGGAACTCGTCGGACACGCGGGCGCCGTATTCGATCTTCAGCGGCACGATGGTGATCGGCTCCACGGTCAAGCCGCCCGTGCCCTTGGCACCGTTTTCGGCCACGATGTCCACCTCTTTGTCCAGAGTGAAGGTAAACTCTTTCTGGCCGTTGAAAGGAATAGGCGTTGCGCCGCACAGCTTTGCCAGTGCGGATGCGCCAGTGGTTTTCTGGATGAAGCCGGGGATCAGCTCTTCCGGGAACAGGGATCCTTTGCTCAAAATATTTGCCATGATGTTTTCTCCTTTAGTCGTTGTTCATCAGCTGGTTGGTAAAGGTGCGCAGGGCATCGCGCCTGCTGCCGCCGCTGGGGTCAGGGTCGCCGCGCAGAGGTGCGGGCGGGTTCTTGGGCTGGATCAGTTTCAGCAGGGCCTGCGCGTCCTTGCGGATGTCGGCCTCGTTGGAGCCGGTCAGACGCTGGGCCAGATCGAACGGGATGCCCACTTCATGGGCGATGCGGGTCTTGAGGGCATCCGTCTCGTAAGTCTGGATGCGGCTGTTCAGTTCCACAATCTGCCCCGCATAGTTCTCGTTCTGGGCCTTGATCTCGTTGTAGTCGGCATAGGGTGCAAGCCGCTGTTCAACGGCTGCGTCAAATGCTTCCTGCGTGGTAATAGGTTCAAATGCTTCTGCCATAGAAAAACTCCTTTCGTTCTGGCAAACAAAAAACAGGCCCGTGTGGCCTGTTAATAGCTGGTACGCTGGCGACGCTTTGCCTTGCCCTCGGCGCATTGCCAGTGGGCCAGGATCACGCTGTCCAGCAGTTCAATATGTCCGCCCTCGGTCAGTGAGCGGTAGCCAAAGCCGCCGTTGGAGCCGATGGCCCTCTTTTCACAGTTGGATGCTGCCTGCGTAAGGCCGGGCTGCCCGGCATGGCACAGGGATCTTGCAAACACTGCCTGCTCAAAAGCGGCATTGGCGGTGATGATCTGCTTGACCGTGGGCAGCACCGGTGCTTTGATACGGGCAGCCTTCATGGCGTCGGCCAGCAGCTGCTGCCCGCTGGCACCGTCCACCGCCACAGCGGCAAGGTCGGCTTTGGACAAAAAATCAAGGAGCCATCCGCTGCCTGTCCGGGTAGGGCGGCAGTCGATGGCTTCCACGAATATCTTGTTTTCTTTGGTCCGGCAGGCAACGGCCAGCGCACAGCTGGTGCCGTCGGTGCTGAACTTGATGCCGGCATAAAGCCTGCCGGTGAGCTTTGGCAGGGCGTCCACCTTCAGCTCGTCCCATTCGGTGCGGCTGATGGCAGATTTGAGGTTGTAGCGCAGCCACAGGCCCAGACGCTGGATGTTGAAGTCAATGGGATCGTCGCCGATCTCATCCGCAACGCTGCGCTCGGTAAAAATGGTGCCGAGACTTGGGTTCGTGCGGTACCATGCTTCCACGTCATGCGGGTCGGTCTGCTGTTCCACGCTCCACTCAGCCCAGCCGGTGTTCTGGGTATCACCCCGCAGCGCAGCGTTGCGCATTTTGAGGAATACCGTGCCGGAAGAGACCGGCGTAGGCGGTGTGCCGCAAAACAATGTTTGCGGGTTCTCGCTGTCTGTGACCACGTATTTCAGGGCACTGGCCTGATCGTCGGTGTATTCCTGCGCTTCGTCGATCACCAGCAGATCGAAACCTTCACCCAAACCGCCCTTGGAAGAGCGGGTGCGGAACTCGATGCGGCCCGCGCTATCTTCCAGCTGGATGTGCTCACGGCCCACCGCCTGAATGGATTTGTACGGGATCTTTGCTTTGTCCAGCAGATGGCACAGGCGCTCCCATGCTGCGCGTGAGGTGGTGGTGCGGTGCGCGGTGTGCAGGATGCTTTCGCCCTGCTTCAGGCCGTACAGCTCCCGGATGGCGGCGATTTCGTTCTTGCCGTTGCGGCGGGGCACTGCGTAGCCGAATTTGGTGTGCACCCAAAGATCATTCTCGTTGCGGGCAAGGATATCGTAGAGCAAAAGCTCCTGCCACTGCTGGGCCGTGCGCCCAGTGGTGTTGTACAGGTCAATTGCTTCTTGTCCGCACGTTTCGGTGTAGGGCAGCACGACAGCGGCGGTAGGCGTCTGGCGGCCCAGCCTGACATCAGCTGCCTGTTTTCGCGTCCGCGGCATGGTGGGCTGGGTTCCTCCTTCTAAGATGTTGACGACAAATCGAAAATATGATATAAAATAAATAGAGGTGCGCCTCCGCTATATGGTGGGGGCTCGACACCTCTATTTTTTTGCAATAAAACGCTGGACCATGAGCAATTCATCTTTGCAGATAACAAGAATATCTACGTCTTGAGTTGCACTGGCGGTCAGCCTTTTTCGGAGAACATCTTTCAGCAAATCAGCAGAAATTATATTTTGCCCATAGTTCAAAATAATGCCGCCGGGATTTTCTTGAATCTGCTTCAGACCATGCCGAACAGCGCTGTTCGCAGATTTTTCCGTGGAAGCTGTTTTTAAGTCCCACATCTTCCCATTCCAAATATAGTCCGGTGTCATGGCCTTATAGTTGTTTACTTCGTTCAACAGTACAATGTTGCCGCCCAGATGGTCGTGCAGCCATTGTGCTGTTTTTACTTCATCTGCATGGCGCACCATGTCATAGCCTGTATCATATGTGATAGAACCAACACCCGGTGAAGCCGTCCGCAAATATTCCGGGAGAACGCTCTGCATAGGAATATCGCCGGGAATATGGACTTTGTTAGGGAGTGGTGTTTCTGCAAGCTCCTTACGGGACTGAAGGACTTCCGGCTCCTCTGTCCACGTTTTATTCCACACGTTCTGCCGTCGTCCCTCGCCGGGGTCATATTCCACCCGGCAGCGGCAGCGCTCGTGGCGGCGGTAAACATCTTTCGGAACATGGGGGTAGTCGTATGTCCCGGCCAGAGCGCTACACCACTTACAGCAGCCGCTTTCGGCAATGCGGACGACGCGCGGCCTCAGACCGGCCCTGCCCTGAAAATCCACATTTGCCTTCAGGACATCGTCCACGGCCATGCGGGAAAAGGTGCGCACCGGCTCAGCCAGTGCCCATGCTGCATCCTCAAACCGTTCCGCTTCTGCCAGCTTGTTGAGCAGGCCGTTCACGCGGTCGGCATCCAGCACGGCACGCTGCGGCGCAATGCCGATCCGGGCCTGCCGGTTCAAAGCCTGCTGCGCAGCCGCAGCAGCGTCTGCGATCCTGGCATAGTCCTCCTCCAGCAGCGGGCGCACCACCCGATCGGCAATGTTCCAGTACAGCCTTCCGTCCGGCAGAATGTCAGCAGTCAGGTTGCGGCGGAAAGCGTCAGCCAGTGCGGAACCTACCAGCTCGGCATAGGCTGCAGCGGCAGTGTAGGTGTCAGCTTCCTGCTGCGCGTCGCCCAGCAAGGCCAGAAAGTCAGCTCGGATGCGTTCCAGCAGTTCCGGGGCAATGTCTTTTTCGTCCATGGGCACCTCAGTTCTCGGTGCGGATGCCGGTCAGATCCCGCAGATTTTCTTTGCCGAAGTAGCCGGGGATCACGGCGTTTATCTTGCCCACGGCATCACCGATGCCGGACAGCGTGGCGGCGTCCGGTTCAAACACCGGCTCCCACACAGGGCGGGTCAGGTAAAGCTGCTGGCGCTGGTAGGCAAAATCGTCCCGCACGCAGGCCGCAAGATACCCGACATTCAGGAAGCCGCTGCCGAAGGTGCGCTGCGCCTTGCGGGCTGCCAGACGCAGGGCCTCGTGGCTGGACTTGATGGCCTCGGCGCTGCTGGGATTGTCGGTAACAAAACCCAGATCATCCAGCGTCAGGCCGGTCTCGCCTGCAAACAGCGCTGCAAAGGTGCGCAGCTGTTCGGTATACGGGCTCATGCTCTGCTGGGTGAACTGGCCCACAACGGGCTTGTCGCCATCCTCGTCTTTGGTGATCTCCAAAAGGCTGGAAATGGTAGCCTTCCATTTGTCCAGCTGTTCGGCTTCATTGGATGTGCCCAGCACATACTTTTGCGGGAAGGAGTAAAACTCGGCGCTGATCTCGCTGCGCTTGAGGGTGCGCAGCGCGCCCTGCTGCAGGCCCATACAGGCGCGGGAAATACGACTGTGCCCAAACGGACGCTTTGCATCCGGGCGGTATACGATGGGCACCAGCAGCGGGGCAGGTGCGGAGTTCGTCACCCGATACGGTTTCTGGCCCTTGGGGTAGTACCATGTACTGCCCGCAGTGAAGTAGGCCTCCAGCATGGGCCGATCGCTGTCGGGGTCGCGCGCCAGAACTGCATAGCCCTCCCTCAGCAGGCCCGTCACTTCATCCATCACGCCGGTGGCGTTGCCGCCGTCAATGACCTGCAGGCGCGGAAAACCGTTTTCGGCCTGACTGATATACACAAAGCAGCAGCTGGAAATGAGGGCCGACAGCACTGCGCTGTCAAACAGCACATCCGCATTGTTCATGCAATAAATGGTGTTCAGGTCAAAATTATCGTCCCGGAACTCCCGCCAGAGCAAGCGGTCCGCCAGCGAATCCACGGCCTTGCCGCACCAGCCCAGCACCTCTGTGAAGGTGCGGAACTCTGGCGGTGTCACCATGCCGAAGTCCTTCACGGCGTTCTTCATTTCATAATATTTGTAGCGGGTCTGCACCCGCGCCCGCTTTTGCAGCAGGCGGCGGCGCAGGTATGCCATGCCTTTCAGGTCGCTCATAGGGCGGTGCTTTCTCCTTTCGCGAGAAAATATTCACAGTACGGTACGGGAAGGTCAGAGACCCCCCTGGGAGGGGGATATCCCCCCTGTTGTGGTGAGGAAGGTTTGATATCTGCTGCCTTGCTCAATGGCCGCGGTAGGCCGTCCAGTCGGTGCTCAGTGGCAGAGCCAGCGGCGCGTCTGCATCCGCTTCGGCCTGCTTTTCTACCGGCGAAAACAACTTGTCGCTCTTCTGCCGGTTGCACCAGAAATGCGCCAGCTGAAGGTTGGCAAGGTCGCTGGGATGCCCTCCCTTGGCCACGGGAATGATGTGGTCGATGCATGGCGAAAGCGGATGCGGAAACTTGCAGCTGAAATCCACAGGTTTGCCGCAGATGCCGCACAAGGTTTGTGTAGCATAGATCTTCTTTTTGTTGCGCTCAAAGGCCAGACGGTGCGTGCCGTCACGGTCTGGGCGCGTAACAGTCTTTGGCATATGCGGCTCCTTGGTCACGGCCTGCTGTGCACCATCGGGAAGGAGGCTTTGCAGGCAGGGGGACTTCTTCGGGGAGGGAGTGTTTTCAAAGCCCATGGGTGCTTTGCAGGACCGGGGGTATCAAAAAAGCCGCCCGGAAGATCCGAACGGCGGGAGATTCGCGGTCAGTGCGCAGCTGCCCGCAGCGGCAGCTTACTGGGCCGGATGGGATAGAGCCCGCTTGGCTGTATGCTGCCACGCACTGAGGATGATGCTACAATGACCTATATTTATCCAATGGCCCCGCCGGGGTGCAGGCCCTGACTGATCCACAGGATAGCAAAGAATTGCCCAGCTGGTACATTCAGGCTGTTGGTCGATAGATGTGTGTTCCCCTGTCGCAGCCGGGCAATACAAAAGCCGCCGGGTGGTGGATGTGTGGTCCATCTCCCTGCGGCTTTCGACAGTTTACATTGTACCACGCCGAATCGGTGCGAAACAGTGCAAAACAGTGCTTTTACTGGCTTCTTCCGGAATTTTCAGCGCCATCACCGCAGCTTTGTGCCGACGGTATACGCGGCTCAGGTCCATTGGTAGGAGATAGGCAATGGTCTCCCAATGCTCACCACGGACGTACCGTCGGTAAAGGATCTCGTAATCCGTGAAATCTGGAATCTGATCCAACACAGCTTTTACGCTCTGCATCACCGCAGCGCACTGTTCCGCTGCCTGGGCAGCTTCCAGCTGGGCGGCCTCGATGCGCTCCACCGCGCGGGCCAAAGCCTGCCCATCTCCTGTGCCGCCGGGCATAGAAGAAAGCACCTGTGTTACCCGTGTGGCGGCAGTACGCTGCTGTTCCACTTCGTCCAACTTAATCTGTTCCCAACGCTCAGCCTTGCGGTAAAGCCGCAGCCATTGCTTCTTTTCTTCATAGGTCATTGGGCATCACTCCTATCCGTTACCGCCCAGCCGGGCGGCCTTTACTCAGGTAGCTGCGCAAGTGAACCGCTGCAGCATTTTGTCAAATTCCAGCCCGGCATTGCCCACACGGCCCTCTTTGTTCTTGGTCAGGCGGCTAAAATATGTATCCCCGTCAGCAGACAGCAGCAGGATGGCGTCTGCATCCTGCTCGATCTGGCCGGATTCGCGCAGATCGGCGTTGGAAGGTTCTGCCCGTGCAGCGTTGCGGTTCAGCTGGGCCAGCGCCACCACAAGGATGCCGGTGGTCTGGGCCAGCTCATGCAGCGCAATGGAGATCTCCGTGATAGCCGTGTAGCGGTCGCTTCCTCCACGCTCATGGATCAGCTGCAAATAGTCCACGAAAATGATATCTGCTTTCATGCGGAGGGCCTGCGCCTTGACCCACGCCACGCCCTTGCCCGCCGCAGAGCGGATGAACAGCGGCCAGCGCTTCATATCGGCCAGCCGGTCAAGTTCGTTCATGGACAGCGTTTTATTTTTGACCGCCGAAAGAGGCGCGTACAGCTGGTTTGCGATCAGGCGGGCTTCCAGTGTGGCCGGGTCGGTCTCAAGGCTGAAATAACACACCCGCTTGCCCTGCTTTGCCATGCCTGCTGCCAGCTGAAGGCTCAGAGCCGTTTTGCCTGCACTGGGTCTGCCGCCGATCACGAAATAGTTGCCGGGGACGAGGTGTAGGTTTTCGTCCAGCTTGGACAGGCCGGTGCGGATGTACTTGGGTTTCTCGTCCAAATGCCGGATGTAATCGTCCAGCAGATCGCCCACGCTCTGGAAGTCGCCCTTCTCGGTGTGGGTGTCCAGCGCCTGCCCCATCTGCTGGTACAGGTCCGGCAGGTCGGCAAAGGCGGTCGCGGCATCTGCGGCCCGGAGTGCAAGGCTCTGGAACCGGCCTTTTGCAGCGTTCTCCAGGATGATGCGCGTCCACTCTTCCACCCGGTCACGGGTCAGCCGGATGCACTCGCTCTCGCAGGCTCCCACGCAGTCGATCAATGGCTGTTTCTGGTTCGGATAGCGTGCCACGATCTGGAGAATATCCAGCTGGCCGTTCTTGATCCAGAACCCCTGCACGGCGGCAAAAGCGGGCTGCAGTTCAGGCCGGAAGTGCTCAATGCTGAGTTCCGGCAGGGAATACGGCGCAAGCTGATCGTTCAGCAGCAGCGCGCCGATCAATACGCTTTGCACGTCCATCACAAGTCCTCCCATGTGCGCCCGCCATACGGGCCTGCAGGCTGTGCGGCAGTCTGGCCCCATTCTTTCCGGTTCCGCAGCCAGTTGCGCGCCGCCGCTTTCCAGTCTTTCATTCTGGCTTTGCCTACCAGCCAGCCGTTGGCCGTGTACCGGTCAATGAACTTTTCGGCTTCGGTCTGGGCTGATGCAGACGGGAGACCCTTCTCCCGGAAATACGCCCTGACCTCTTCCACCTTGGGCGGTGAAAACCGAGTTGCGGACGGTCCTTTATTCTCGCTTTTATTATTATTTTCTTTCTTGCCTGCACTTTTTGCAGGGGTAGAACTGCATTTTTTGCAGGGGTCAGGCTGCACTTTTTGCATGGGTGCATTTTCTTCATGGTTGCAATTTTTGCGGCCATCATCCACAGCAGAACACGCCGCCGGACGCAGAGCGGAATACCTGTTTGTGATTCTGCCGTTTACCGGCTCAGACCACTTACAAAGCAGCCCATCATCCACCAGTTCGTTCAGAATATCAACCACGGCCCGCTCGCTCAGCTTGAAATAATCCGTGATGTAGCGGGTGGAGCCATAAAAACAGGACTGTTCATCCTGCGAAAAGCCCCAGATCAGGGCATAGATCAGGAGTTTGTTGCCTTTGAGGTTGTAGTCTGTCACCATCCACGGCTGCACCACAACATATCCGTCTGTTCTCATCCTGTTTGCCTTTCTCTATTAAAACGGCAGGTCGTCGCTGTCGTCGATCACTGCAAAATCGTTGCTCTCGGAATGCTCCGGCGCGGGCTCACTGGGCCGATATCCCGCCGGAGGCGCCTCGCCGCCCTCGTCCACCGGCTTGCCGGTGCCCTTGGAGCCTGCAAAGTTGATAGTATCAGCCACCACGGCAACGGATGTGCGATTGTTGCCGTTCTTGTCCTGATAGTTGTTGGTCTGGAGTCGTCCCTGAATAGCGATCAGGCTGCCCTTCTGGAAGTAGCGGCACACAAATTCAGCCTGCTGCCGCCATGCTACGATATCCACAAAATCAGCCTGACGCTGCTCGCCGGGATTTGCAAAGTTACGGTCACAGGCAATGCGGAAACGGCAGACATTAACGCCCGCCGGGGTGGTGCGGAGTTCAGGATCCGCCACAAGGCGGCCCATGATTGCGATAACATTAAGCATTGAGATAGTCCTTTCCAACAGCGTCCATCCACGCAGCGTGTGCGCCGGGGCCGTTCTGTTCCTCATATTTTGCCTGCGCAACGGCTTTCAGGGTCTGGGCGCAGGCGGCATTGTGGTGCGGGCTCATACCCGGCTCATTGTGGTGCTGGTGACACAGCCAGACCTTGAGACCGTGCCGCTCAGAGAAGCTGCGCAGCGGTCCGTTGAGGATGTGGTGCTCCTCCAGCCCGCGGGTGGTCTTGACGGCGTACCAGCGGCGGCAGATATAGCACTCCTTTTCTGCCTGTATGATGCTTTTGGCCATTATGGTTTCTTCCATTCCTGCCAATAGGCGGTTACCATGGGATCATTCACGCCCATCTCAGCAAGGCGGTCAAAGATCCCGTCAATCAGATTCTTCATTTCACCGGTAGTAAAGGTGGAGCTGCCCTGTGTGCACTTGACCGTGCAGCGGTTGTTGTCGAGGATTTCTACAACGTACACCAAGCGATAGCACCGGCGCAGGATCTCCAGCGCACCCGCCGGGACTTCCAGAAAATCCACCTTCGCGCCGTATTTCTGCAGCATGTCCAGATAGCACTCTTCCGGGGTCACGCCGCCGGTGCGCCCGGCGTTGTAGGCATCAGCCATGATGGTGAGCAGCGACCACATGAGACGGTTTTGCTGGGTGCTGCGGCCTTTGCGTTCCGGCTCCACGGTCAGGGTCAGGCGCAGGGGTTGCCCGTGGGCTAAATCGTCCAGACGCTGCAGAAGCTGGGTTTCCACAAATTCCGCAGAGCTTTCCACCTGCACCCGCCGGGCAGCAGGGTCATACACCACCGGCAGGCGGCCAATTACTTTTCCCATGTGATCTTGCGGCCGTCTTTATCGACAAACTGCACGCTGATGATCTCACCGGTGTCCGGGTGACGCAGAAATTTATCTACTGTCAGCACCGTGGCCAGCCTATAGCCCGCCAGCTGCGGCGGGTCGTTGGGTTTACGCCCCGGCTTCTGCACCCCGACAATGGGCACCTGGTCCGCACGCAGCACAATGGATGGAAGTGCCATCACATCGCTGCCGATGCCCCAAAGCTCTGCCGCTGCCACGAAGCTGGTCTCTTCTTTCCAGCGTTCCGGACTGCCCGGGTGCTTGCCCTCCAGCGCGCCTGCATCTCTGAAACAATAGTCCTTCATGTACGGGTTGAACACACCCACAGCGCACCAGAGACGCCCATCTGCAGAATAGCGGCGCTGTGCCCAGCCCAGAGAGCCAAAGGTTTCATTCAGGACGCTGCGCACGGCGTCCGGCTTCGGCATTACGAAAAGTTTTACTGCATCCTTCGAGATCTCCCGCACGATCACCACGGCTTCAGAGGGGTGCATCTGGCGCGGTTTGGGACATTCCAAGGGAAACTGTACCACCTGCGCCGCCGGGTGCTCCTGCGCGCTCTGTGCGGCCTTGCGGCGGGGTGTTGTTGATTTGGTTGTTGCCATATAGGTCAACTCCTTCCTGTGTTCTACACTGGCAGCGGCTTTTGTTTTACCTCCTGCCGCCATTGGAGGGCACGGTCAGCTCAGACCGTTCAGGACGGGGACGCTGCTTTCCCCGCCCACATAGGTGGGAAGCTTGCCATCCCACAGTGCATCTACGCCGGTGATGCGGTAGTATTCCAGCAGATTGCTGTCCAGACTGTCGGTCAGAGCATCGTTGGCCTCGGCCTTTTTCTGAGCGGCATACAACTCAGCATCCGCAGCCACCTTGGATTTTTCGGCCTCAGCCTTTGCGGCGATCAGATCCGCGTCCGCCGTTGCCTGCGCTTCCACGCGGCGCTTTTCGGCATCGGTCTCGGCCTTTTCTTTTTCCTGCTGGGCCTTCACCTTTGCTTCAACGGCATCCGTAAAGGTATCCGTGAAATCGAAATTCGTGATGCTGATGTAAGAGAGGTCGATGTTGTACTGTGCCAAAACACTGCGCAGCTGCGCGTCCATCTGTTCTGCCACGGCATCCCGGTTGGAAATCAGACTGCTGGCATCATAGTGTGCTACAACTGCCTTGACCACCTCCGGGACACGGGGCAGGATCAGAACATCCTCGTACTTGCGGCCCACCTCTTTGTAGATGGTCATGGCATTGGCCTGATTGATCCGGTAGCCCACCGTCACGCTGGTGGCCACTTCCTGAATGTCGGAACTGAACGCCGAGAGGTCGATGCTGACCTCCTGCACCCGGTTATCCATCTTGACAATGGACTGCCACGGTGCCTTTACCACAACGCCTGCGTCCTTGGTGCCGTTTTCGACCTTGCCAAAGGTGGTCACAATGCCGGTGTAGCCGGTCGGCACGAACGAGACACAGGAAATAACGATCAAAACAACGGCCAAAGCGCCAGGAATCATGGCAGCGGCCTTATATTCGGATCGGAACAGGCAGAACGCTGCCAGCAGGGCCAGAATACCAAAAATAAAAAAGATCATAGGTTCCTCACTTCCACATAGCTGTTATGTATTCGGTCAGGGCTACAGGGAGGAGGACGGGGAAAATTGGGTGGATGCATCACACGTCCACCTCCTCGATTTTCATCGACATAATGCGATAGGTTGCAATAAAATAGCTGCTTGACAGGTGGGATAAAGCAACAATGGCTTGGAGAAGGTAGCGTTCCTCCGATGTACAGTTGTTGCTGTCATACGGTGTGTGCACCCTGCCCAGCTGCGCGGCAGCGGCATCGTCCAACAGAAAGCCAACGGTGCGCTCCACCGTTTCATCTGTAAAATTTCCATCTATGACACCGTATACACGAGTCATTTCATACGAAACGGTTACTTTTTTCATAGCGCATCCTCCAAACGTGTGATCTCATAGATCGAGTTATACAGGTAGTGCCGCCCGCCGCGTAGGTATTCCAGATGCTGCAGCAGCATTTCCAGGGCGTACAGCGCAGGCGGCGGGTCTTTGCCCTTCAGGTGAAAACCCAGCCAGTGGATCAGCTCGCCGTACTGGCTCCTGTCGATGCGCAGGGCAACGGTGGACGGAAAGGTGTGCCCGTGATCGTCGGCAGCATAGTAACTCACACCCACATATTGCAGAGAGCCGGAGTTCGTGGTATACTGAGGGTGCAATTTCTTTGTATTGGGCTTGTCCGTGGTGGTGCACGGGCAGGCTCTTTCTTTTTGGTCGGTCATAGGTTGAACACCCCGCGCATAAAATCCGCTTCCTTATCCATAAAGGAAATAGCATTTCCGGCCTTGCCTGAAACGGTGTCCAGAAAATTCTGCTTTACAGCTTTAGCCACTTCATCAGCGAGGGCGAGTGCAAGCACATTTCGCAACGGTGCAGGCGCATTTTTGGGGATCGTCGATGCCACTGTGCTTGCCAGCGCAAAACTCAGTGTCTCTGCAATATCAGAGCGCTGAACCCCCTCAGGGGCAACAACATCGACCATGATGTTTGATTGTTTCCGTTCAATCACAATTTTCATGCTTTTCCTCATTTTCTCATGCACCCCGCCGGACATTTTCTTTCTGGCTCTCGTCCACGGTCAGACTGTGGCACTGCTTCTCTGCGCTGCGCTTGTAGTTCTCACCGGTGGAAAACAGCCCGCTCACGCTCAGCAGCAGGCCGAACCCCAGCGCGAGCAGCACCCACGGTGCAGCCTTGACGGCCTCGGCTACCTCCCAGCCACCCCGCATGATAAGCAGATGGACAATGCCGGCGTTGATCCAGACACAGATTCGTGCGGCACCAACACCCATCAAAAAGGCAGCACCCCAGATTTTAAGATTCTTTCTCATTATCCTCGTCCTCCTCGTTTACCACTCGGCTTGCCAGATCGGCAGCCTTCGTCATTACACGGATCAGCCATGCTTCGGGGTCTGCGCTATTTGCAGCCAGAGCGGCCACCAGCGCAGTGCAAAGGTTTGTTGCATCTATTCCGATGCAGGTTGTCTCAACCTCCGGGTTTCCATCGTCACCATACTGCACACGCAGGTACGGCTTGACCTTGCCGGTCAGGCTGCCCTCCTCGCTGGTCGTGATCTTCATACTGCACCATCCTTTCATGCTCCAAAGCTTACCAGCCTGTTCGACTTGGCCGGATTCTTTTTGGCTCTCTTGGCCTGAATGGCCCACGGTTTGATAAAATAGCCATATATTTCATCAGGCGAAATGTTCAAAAGTTCGCCGATCGCAACAATTTCATCCACTGGAAAGGGCGCTTTCCCGTTCAGCCGGTTACTTAATGTTGCCGGGCTATACCCATTCAGCCTGCGGGATATTGCCGCCGCAAGCTCTTTCTGGTTGTATCCTTTGCGCTCCATCAGCTGCTGCAGCTCAATGTAAGGTTTAATCAGCATCGTGCTCTCCCCTTTCGTTTAATCCGGGTTGAAGGTTTGAAAGCGGCCATCCTTGCCGTTTTTGAAATCTTGCAGCGCTTTGATCTCCTCCGGGGTGAGCCCGGTGTCCTCATACTGGCCGAGTCGCTGCACCAGTTCTTCCTTCTTGGCGGTGCTCCAATAGCCGGTTTTGATGCCGCTGCACCGCTGGGCCGTCAGTCGTTCCATGTGCCGTCCTCCATTTCAAGCTCCCATTCGTCACAGATGGTCCTGCACACCGGCTTAGGAAAACCGATCAGATCCTCACCCTTGGCGGCTGCCAGCAGCGCGTCACCGTTGAGGAGGCAAATACCGCCGCCCTCCCACAGATCTGATGCCCGGCCATTGTACGGCAGGCCGCGCAGCCTGCCTTCCTCGTTGACGATCAGGTTGATGCCGTCCACCGGCTCCCGTGCCCACGATGCGCCCAGACAGCTGGGCGTTACCTCGATAGGGCCGTCCACCAGCTCCTGCAGCGTTTCCAGCTTGATGCTGTCCCCGTCATCACAGGCCACAAGCCTGCACGGCCCATCCGCCGGGATGAAAATAATATAACGTTCCAT